CTTGTGAATGTCATTCGGCTAAATTAATATAATTTTTTTATTAATTACTAATTCTTCAATAATATTATAACTTCTACTGATCAACTCCACCGGCTCCGGCTCTTCTTTGATCTCAATAAAATCATAATCACAAGACTTACCCTGTCTGAACCATACGTTCACGATCTTAAATGTCCTATTGTCTGAAGTACGGAATTGATCTCCTGATATTAGTTTAAAATGGACATTCATTGTCTACTAATTGTTTTTCTGTTGCTAAAATAACTCCTCTTCCTTTGTGATCGTTAATCTTTGTAAACTCATAACCTTTAAAGTCTGCATATTCTTTTACCCATTTTAATAAAGATTTGATATTAAGTTCTTTATAGTTTTTATATTCATTTAAAAAAGAGTTAAAAAGATCGTTATTATAAAGCCTTGTATTTAATTGTAGGTTTCCATCTTCTGCCCAATCAAAGAAATCTTTAGTAGTTGCCTGGATCAATCTTTTAACATCTGCGTTAATGCTAATAGTTTTGTTAAGTCCATTCTTAAGGAATTTCTGAAGGTTATTAATCATATAATTGTCAAATTTATTCCAGTCCTTAAAATCCCATTGATCAAATAACAAACGACCGTATTCATTTAAAGGACTTTTCTTTTGGTTAAAATATTGGAAGAATTCTATTTCATGCCTTCTGCGTTCGTGGGAGCTTCCAACTCCATTAATAACGTAATTAGTTGTAATTATAATTTTTGGTGAACGTTCGAACGGGATAAATATTTCATCTTTGTTTTTTCTGTTAACTGTTATACCCTCGGTAATTAAAGAAAACAACTGCTCAAAGTTAAAATTCTTTTTCACATCGTCAAAGGCTAATATTTGAGTATCAAGGTTTACCCTTTGATAAACAAAGTCTGATTTTTTAGGATCGAATGCCTTACCGTCTATTTTAACGCACTTTCGTATGTAGTTTAGTGCATTTAATACTAAAGACTTTCCGGAACCTCCATTAGGGTTATCGTCAATTTCTTGATCATTAAAAATAATAGATTTTTGGTCTGTTTTGTCTTTAAAGGTATGAAGGCAATAACCTAAAGTAGATTCTAAAGATTCAATTCTTTGAGCATCATTATTACTTACTTTGCTTATAAAGTCTTTAAAGTCGTTGGTGTTATTTTTATCAATAATAAAATCCCTATTTATTATTTGATTCTCCCAAATATAACCGTCAACATCAATGTAGTTTAATAATTCAATATTATCAGCTGTTATCTTAGCAACACCATTTTTATAAGGAATAAAACTAGTTTCTTTAGTATCTGAAAGCATCTTAATATAAATAGAATCAATCATGTTTAAATGTGATTCCTGGAATAGATAAGGGCTTTTACTGCAATAATTCCAAACGTTAATTAAACCTTTGCTAAATAAGAAATCAAGTACAAAATCCTTTATCTGAGTGCTGCTTGAAATATTTACTTTGTTTTCTCTAACCCTTACAAATGTCGGACTTTCTGAAGTTTCAGGATAATATTTATTGAATCCGTTCTTTGTTAAAAAAGAAGCATATTTAAAAGGCTCTATTTGTATTTTTTCGTTTCCGTTCTTATCTGTTTTAATTTCCCAAAATGTGTCATCTGCCTCAATAAGTTGGCTTTTGATTTCATCTATAACCTCATCATTAACATTAAGTTCCTTCTTAATTATTTCTTTAGGTATTCCGGCCTTAATTTTGTTTTTAATATTATTAACTGCTGAATAATCTTCAAAGTATTTAGAATCAAATTGACGTTTACGATAAGCTGATCTTATAGCTATTTTTGCTTCATTTTCGCTAAAATCACCTATAACAATATTATTTAAAATGTAACCTTCTGCGCTTGTTTGATTTATTCCATATTCGCAGAATGCACCAGCAATATTAAATATATAATGATTACGCTCACCTTCTATAAAATCCTTTTGCCAATTGAATTTCATTATTAGATCAATCTTTCTTTGCTCATCATAAAGAATGCATGTTGGGACTTTATCAATATAATTAAATCCTTTATCCTCTTCAATATCCTGGAATAGTTCAGAATTTAAATTTAAATAGATATTAGGATCATAAGACTCAAAACAAACCCGGCTTATATTAATATTTTTATCATCAAAGTAATCTGATTTAATATAATTCTTAAAGGCATTGAATCTGCGTTTGTGTTCGAGCTTATCAGATTTAGGAATCTTAATTAGGGCTTTTAAACCCTCTCCTGAAGGAGAAGTAAACACCATTAGTATATACTTATCAGAAATCAATTTTGATCGTTCCTGATTCATTATTTCAATACTAGGGTACTTGTCAAAATCCAATATACAAAGTCCGGAATGTTCTATAAGTCCATTATCGTTTCGTTCCTGGAATGTTCCATTAAACATAATACCCAATAAAGATTCTTTAGTTTTCTTTATTTGATTTTTATCTGTTGATTGTCTAATTATATTAATCTTAGATATAAGATCAGGATAACCATTTTTAATACGGTTATAAACTTCTAATAGTTTAAGATTATAGGGAGTTTCTTTAGATCCATATAAGTTTTTAAATATGGAAATAATGGGATTGAAGTTAGTCATATATAAATTAAAATAAGGTAGGATTTATAATATTTAATTTTGTTTTTGCATATCCTAATTCCTTGATTTCATCAATTTGTTTTTTGTTTTCTTCAATCCATTTTGAAGCTAATAAATAAAAATCTTTTTTTATTTCAAAACCATGTGATTTTCTTTCTAAATTATCAGCAGCTATTAAACTACTTCCAGACCCAGCACATGGATCAATAACAACATCTCCTTTATCTGTAAATAATTCTATTAATTTTTCTAATAATTTCACTGGTTTTTGCGTTGGATGTATTTTTTCGCTTTCATTATCTCTTGGCCAATCAAAACAATTAAAAATCATTTTTCCTTTATTATTAAATTTTGGAAGTTTTTCTCTATATAATAATAATCCATATTCGCAATTACCTACTACTTTCATATTAGCTTTTAAAACTTGTGCAGAAAAGTTTTTTCTAAATACTAAATTAATATAATTATTTAATCCGTGTTTTTTAGCTAAATCAATTAAATACATTTGTTGATCAAATGCGCAAAATATAATCATGCAAGGTGATTGCCCTTTTTCTTTTGGTTCTTTTTTTAACATAGTGGAGCAAAAATGCATAAATTCAGCCGGTCTAAAATCATTATCAGTATCAAAAAAAGATTTACCAGCCAATTTACTTTCTCCATTTTTATTATCACCATCTTCATACCAGGCCGGATTTGAAGCATAAGCATTAACTCCTAAATTATATGGAATATCTGCAATTATTAATTGTGCCTTTGGCAAATTATAACTTTTAAAATTTTGGAAATGATCTCTAATAAGCATAATAATAAAATTAAATAAAAAAGCCTTACTAAACTTGTGTAGGCTCTCACATCTACACGCATTTAATAAGGCTAATACCTTTAGTTACTATATTGTGAGAGCGTAACTGTAATGCAAATATATAAATAATAATTTAAAATAACAATACTATTTAAAAAAATAGTTTAAAACGCGACGGAAAATTTAAAAGCGCGACGGAAAACAACTAAGCGCGACGATAATTTAATTTATCGTGTCTTGTAACTTCTTGATTATCAGCTCCGCGACGATATGACGGAAAATATTCAAAAAAAACGGGTACCCCCTGTAAATTTTCAACTCTGTTTAAAACGTCTAATAAGGATTTGCGTTTTGCGTCGCGGAGCTGATTATCAACAAGTTACGCGTGACGGTAATTTTTACTCTAAATTTTCAAGGTGATATAAAACTTCTTCCCAATAGATAAGTCCTGGGCATCTGCCATAATTACCCTCCCATTCTCGCTCGTGATATTTAATAAATTCGTTAATAGTTACTCTAGCTACATTCTTTGAAAGGTTGTTAACTAGTGGTGAATTGCCCTCTAAATAAAGTATCTTATAGGCATTGTCATGTAGTTGTTTTGCTTTGTCTTCAGGTCTCATTTGAATAGATTTAATTGGTTAGTATGATTATTTATTCTCTGCATTGCTTTATCAAAGTATTCTTTGTCAAGTTCGCACGCTGTTAAATCAAATCCATAATCATGGCAAGCTATGGCAATTGAACCTGAACCTAAATGTGTATCAAGTATTTTATCTCCAGGCTTGGCGTATTTATCAAGAATCCATTTGTAAAGAGCGACTGGCTTTTGTGTTGGGTGAATACGTTCAGGTTGATTAGGTGATTTTTTATATATTCTTGTACCGCCTTTATATACCCAAGCATATTCACACTCAGCAAAATCTCTCCCATACATTGTTTCACCTTTATCCCAAATAATAAAATATCTACTAATAGGAAGATTAAAATAATTACCTCCCCAAATTATTTGATTTTTTGAAATTCTAAATAATTCTTCAAAGTATTGTTTATTTGGTATTTCATTATCCCAATTTTTATTTTTATTTGGTTTAATATTTTTTCTTCCTCCCATACATTCATTAGTTATATTTATCCCATACGGCGGATCCACAATAGCAAGCTCAAAATATTTATCAGGATATCTAGCCATTAACTCCATATTATCCTCGTTTGTTATTGTCATAATGTTTGGAAAAAGTTATAAAATGTTTCAAAATCCTTAGCTATGTAATAAATACCGCCTGATCTTTCAATAGTTAATTGATAGTCTTTTTGTGCTTCGCTTTGCCTATCCTTACCGAATTTTACTTCTATCTTAACTGACTTTCCTTTGATTGTCGCGCTAATGTCGGCAGTGCCATTTGTTCCCGTCCCTGGTATGTATTGACCGGATCCGACTTGTATTTGTTGCCCTTGGATATTCTTGAATTTTTTTGTGTTGTCTACATACCGGCCTGTATTACTTATTCTTTCGGCTTGGTAACCCATTAATTCGATATATTTTATAATAGCTTTAGTCAAATTGTTTGCTGAACTATCGCTAAATTTAGGCTTTGGGATTGTATGTCTTGGCATTGTTGAAATGGCACACAATCTCTCGAATGCCATTTCATTAAGTATCTGCAATGCCTTCATACTAGAAAGGTAAATCATCAGGAAAACCAACTGAAGCAGCTATATTGTTGCTCATTGTTTCGCTTATCGAAGCAACTGGCTTAACATAAGGCTCCTGGAATGATGCACTAAAGTATTTTACTCCTTGTTTAGATTCTTTAAGCCAAAGTGAAATTTCAAGCTCTTTGCCTTCTACATTTACCTTACCTCTGTAATCCGGTTGTGTATCTTTAGTCTTGTTGTTGTTTTTAAAGATAGCTCCTGTGTTTTGTTTAGTTTCCATAGTTTTAGTTTGTTAGTCTTTAATAAATACTCCGTTAATTGTTTTTCCTGTTCTAAATTTAATTTGATCGTAAGCACTAGCTAAAGCGTTTCCATAGTCAATACCAAGTTGTTTAGAAAGTATGATTAAAACCACTTGAATGTCGCCTATTGCGTCTATTTGATCTGTTTTATTATTCTTTGCAATTGCTCCGGCAAGCTCTCCAACTTCCTCTGTTAGCTTTAGCATCTGTTTTGTGGCGTTGTCAGTGATTAATATTCCGCGTTCTTTTGCCCATTCTAAAACCTTTTCGTTAATAGTCATGATCTTTTATATTTATATTGTTAAAATTAATGTCTATATGTTTACATAATTTATATAAACTAAATTTAATATTTTTTACTGAATTAAATTCATCATTATTATTTAAATCATTTATAGCTTTCATAAGTTTTAAAACTTCATCTGATAAGTTAGCCATTTCTTGTATCGCAAAAAATTGACTAATTATATTTCTTTCTTTTTTTTCAGCATCCATAATATTGAGTCCTTTGTTTAATTGATTTAATTTTTTCTAAATAAAGTATAGCGTCCATTAACTCCTCTTGTAAATGATTGATAAAGTCATCATTATTATTCTCTTCTAATGTCGTGCCATACTTTCTGATCCCTATTTCAGAGCGTTGCTCGAATTTCTTAATTACTTGTTGTACTATCTTGTCCTTTTTCATTTTGTTTAATTATTTTATCCATTTCGTCTCTTAAGTAATCGCAAACTTCGTGTATTGCGTCTGTTAGGTTGTCAAAGAATATTTCATCTTGTGGACTATTTTTATTCCTTATTTCCATTAATGCCAGCCAGTGTTCCATGGCTCTTTGCATGTTGTTGAATGAATGCTTTTTCTCGTGTCTGAAATGACCATTTAACATTCTTGTTTGTTCAGTTGCAGCTCTTAATAAAGCAACCATGATATTGACTTCTATAATCGGATTCATAAACACCTCCCAGTTGTTGAACCGCATTTACAGGAATTGTGAAATTTATTTCCCTTAGTGCAAATTGTGTAATTTATTCCCGTACTTCCCAGGTGATTTGATTCCTTAGCGAATCGTTCTAAAATCTTGTCAAATTTAACTATTATTCTGAATATGTAATAGTATGTAAGTTCTTTAATTGTTCTCATAGTTTATTAATTTGATGGACTACATCAGCCCAATAGGTTAGGTATTTTTCTTTTACATAATCTGATTTAATAACCAGGTTATGATCTAACATGATTTCGATACATTTAAGAGCGTTTCTCTTGGCTTCTAATATACTTGTTTCACCTTGCTTAAAATCGAGTATTATATCTAAGGCCTTATCGCGAGGATTCATTTAATTTATAGGTTTGTTTTTGTTTATAAACACATTTTAAGCAGCAATAATTTGTTCCTTTTGTAATATTGATGACATATTTTTTTTCAGATTTACCCCATAATAATCTTTTTTTTTTGCATTTAAAACAATATTTATAAATAAAAACAATATTGCCAATTATCATTTGATTTGCAAATTAAAATTAGTAACTAAGGCCGCGCCGTTAACTGTTCTTCCTTCTTTGATAGCGTTTTTTATTGCGATCTTGTCCGGTTGGTAACTTACTTTTTCTGTGATAAACTCATTATCCAATCCTTCAAAGATTTCAACTGATTCAGACGTTCTAAAATTCATTTTAAACGTTGGTGCTTTTACCTCCAGGATTCCAAACAATTGCATTGCATCCGATATGTTAGTCTTAAGTTTTTCAACTGCATTAATCCTAGCCTTTTTAAGCGCATTTAAACGCTTTATTTCTTCTTCGATTATATCTACTTCACTTTCAAAGTTTTTAATCACATAGCCGTAGTTAATCGCCTTCTCCTGTAAGTTTTCCTGTGTTATGATCAAAGCCTGTTCAAGTTCCGGAGTTAACTCTCCTTCTGTTAGCCCGTGAGCTATTGCCAGGTATTCAGATTTAATGTTATAAAGATTCATAATAAGCCTCCATTTCTTTAGTTACTGTATAGTGTTGTTTAATTTGTTGGATCGTGAAATTGCCGTTCTTTGCTTTCTCGATGTTTTCCTTTGTTGCAATTGGTTTGCTGGTAGTTGTTAACTGCGCGTCATCGTCATCAATCTCTAAGGCTAACAATGAACAGATAGTGTACCTTCTAAAGTAACTGATCGCACTTCCTAATGGCTGCGGAGCAAGTCCGGAAGGCAAAGGAATAAATGAACTGATTGAATCCTTACCATCTGTTATTACAGTACCTATACCGCGCTCATCAATAGGCTGGGTTAACAATAAACCTACTTCATTAAGTATCGGTTTAACCTCGCTTAATACTTGTTTTAATGTCGCATAAGTATTTTTGAAGTGTGGATTTTTAGCATCCTTTTTAATAACTGAAATTTGCTTTTGAAATTCCAATAGTTTATCGGTTAGTGTTTTCATAGGTCGAATTGATTAGTACTGTTTAATTCATCGTATTGAGTTTGTAAGAATTTTATTTCAGATTGCAAAAATTCTAGTTCGTTTTGTTTTTCCTCAATTTGCAACATGATTTGGTTTAATTCGTAAGCTTTGTTTTTTTCATGCCAGCGCATCTGAGCATATAAATAGTTTTCGTAGTCTTCCATAGTTCAAATATACTAATAAATTTAATACTAACAAATTTATTTATATTGATATATCAAAATATCCGTTAAAATTTTTTTTATATTTATTATAATCTTGTTTTAATTCATTATAAACTATATTACTACAAAATTTCTTTAATCCTTTAAATTTTGAATTTTTTGGAATACATATAAAAACCTCATTCGCTGGATAAAAATATTTATCTCCGTATGTAAATGTCATATGATTATTAGTTATAGTTTTATAAAAATCAATATCTCTTTTTTTAATTAATTCAAGAATATATTCTCTCTCTTGAAGTGTACAAAAATCATCTACATAATTACTTATTTCTATGATTGTTTTTGCTTTTTTTTCTAATGATTGTTGTAATTTGCTTTTCATAACTTATACCCTATTAATGATAAATATTGTAAAAAATAATCTGCTCTTGGTTTGTTTTTCCCGTTTTCCCATGCAGTTATCCTTTGCGGACTTACTTTCATTTTAACCGCAATTGAATTTTTACTGATTAATTTTTTCTTTCTGTGATCTGAGGCTTTCAACATCACTTGTTCAAGTGTTAGCATAATTGATTTAGTGTTTTTTTGTAAAGATTAATTAAATTTTCGTCTGACTTAATAAACCAATCCATCTGTTTATTATAAAATATTATTGATGAATGATTCTTGTTTAGTAAATTACCGATTTCTAATAAAGATAAATTAGTTTTCTTTCTTATGATATAAGCAAAGATATAACGAGCTTCTACAATAGGCCTTTGCCTTGCCGGTGAACACAAAACATTCTTACTTATACCGGTAACTTTTTCGATTGCATTGAATAAATTTTCCGGATTTATATCTACTTTTAATATTCCGGGTATTGTAAAGTAATTCATGGCTTTTCAATTATTCCTGTTAATAATATTGATTGCAGATAATTAACTAATTTAAAATACTGCAAATCGTTGTATGTCTTGTCATGATTATAGCAATAAATCGTAATAAATATTATGTCTTTGTATGGATAATCAGCATTCCACTCACCCGGATATAAAGTAATATCTATTTGATCTGTATGGCCGGCATACCTTGTAAACACTGTCGCTAGTTGTTTATCTTGAATTTCTAAACATAGCTCATTAATCTTGTTTATTTTATTTATTGTTTTCATATTTTTAAAGTTTTATTAATTTAATTAAATCATTATACATTTGTTTATAATCAGCTAAAATATATGTCATTGATTCTAATTTTATTTCAGCAATTCTTTTTTCTTCTTGTAAATTATGCAAATCATAAAATTTAATTTTAATTTTTAAATCTTCAAAATCATTAGTATGATCTATGATATTTTCTTGATTTATGTACTTAATATCTTGTAATAATTCATTTATTGTTCTCATTGTCTTTTAATTTAATGGTTTGTACTGTTAATTTAATATACTCTGCCCAATGATTAAAATTTTGGCATCTTCTCGCTGGCTTAACTGTTTTTGCTATCATTTTTGTTTTCATGATTTCTATTTTTTAATAAGTTAGTTTTTGTCGTTGTTTCTGTTACAAATATCGTAATAAATTTAATACTAACAAATTTATTTACATCAAAACATAAAAAAAGTAGTTAAATTTCTCTAACTACTTGATTTTCAAATCAATTATTTTTTATCTTCTACTGTTAACTGACTAAGTGCTGCTCCTATTGAGCCAATTGTAAGCCCATATGTGGCCAAAGTAACTAAGCCAATGGGTAAAGCTGCCGGAGTTGCTATAACCGCCGCGCTAAATGTTCCGACTCCTATCATTACATTTCGTACTTTGCGCCAAAACTTGGGAGTTGGTGCTAAAAATCTTTCTTTTATATTCATTTTATTATAAGTATTTGTTTACGATTCTTTGTTTTAGAGTAGCTAACATGCACCCATGAGTAGTTATATTCATTTATTACCTGATCAAAGTCTAAATGATTTTTAATATACTCGAAAATCTTTTTGTTTTCCTCTTTGCTTCCGGCGTCAATGTCAATCGCTTCACCTTTTTTATGTTGTGAAGTTAAAGATCCTTTTACAGCCCTATTCAACAAATCAGATCTGAAGAAGCTGTTTACCTTAATCGGCTTATTATACCATGTACGCAAAGGCTCAAAGCACTTTTCTGCTACTAATTTCATAGCTTCTAACTGCGCTTTGTCAGGGTTGTTATTAATACCTAGTTTTGCCGCCGTTGGTGACTGTGTGGCCTCTGCAAATGTTATATGTTTCGATATATTTTCCATTATTCAGTTAATAAATTACCAATTTGATTTGTGTAACCTTGAAATTGCAAGTAATTAATATTTGTTTTCATTGTGTCCTTTACGTAATCTAAGCCGATATAAGCCACAAACTGCCCATCTTTAAAATATGGCGCTATGTATAACGACTTAACCCCCTGATTGCTTAGCTCTATGCGTGTTGTAGTCTCCTCCATGTTATCAATGTTTTGATAGTGCATCTTATTAAACATTACATCTTGAAGAAACACCGGAAAAAGGCTCACCGGGATGTTTTGCTGTTGACTTGATACTCTTGAAATTCCTAAATTAACCACCTCAAAAGTACAAGATTGGTGGTTTTTGTGCGTCCCGTCATAAAATTTGATAGTGTTATGGAATTGAAATATATATGCCCTATCTGCTGAATACTTAAACATTAAATCGTTAAGCATCTTATTAATTAACACATTGTTGTTAATGTCTTTATTAATCTTTTCCGCTGTGATCAATTTTGAAATGTCAGATTTAAACCAATAAATCAAAGTCCCAATAAATAATAATATAATTATCTTAAACCTTAATTTATTGATTGCTTTTAAAATCTCGGATAGGTTTTCCCACATAATTAAACTATATAAGCCGCTAATTGGTCTCCTGTTGTCTCTACTGTTGAAGCTACTTTCAATCGCTCTCCTATGCTTCCAGCTGTTGTTATACTTGAGCTGAGTACATTCCATACATCGGCAGCTGATAAGTAAGCCGTTCCAACTGTATTATCAGTAAGTACATTTAAAGCTACACTATTTGGAGGAGGCACTCTTAAAGTTCCAAAAACTGTTGGATTAGCACCATAAGCCACGTTATATCTTACATCAGAAGCAGAAGGATAAATCCCCCCAGCAGGAGTTCCTGTTGATAAAGCTACATCTGCATTTGTTGTATCTTGAAACACCCATTGAACATTAGCATTTTGATTTAATCTTAATCTTCGGCTAACTATTGCAGCGTATAATCCTTTATTATTTAAAATTGCTCCAGCTACTAAATTTATTATTGGAGTATTTGTTATTGCAGACATGAAAACACCACTTGTCCCATTAACTGCATTTGCATTTACTATTCCATTTATATTAATTGTTGGCGATGAAGTTACATAAATCGAGTGAGTTAATGTTGCATTTATTGTTCCTATAACAGTTAATGTTCCTGTTCCACTTAAAGTAATTCCATAACCATTTGAATAAATATTACCTCCGTTTACAGTTCCTGTTATTGTTATTATTCCTGTTGTACATGCGGAACTCATTAATAAAGCTCCTGTGGTTGTTGATGTGCCTCCAAATAAACTTCCTGTAATATTAACTGTGCAGTTTGAATTTACAAGCACAGCTCTTGAATTGTCAAAACTAACATTACCCGCATTATATAAATCTCCTGTTATATTAGTTATTCCTGTTCCTGTTGTTTGTATAGCACTTATACTTGCTCCAGAAATAACAAAATTACTATTAGTTAATTTATTGTAAGTTGATGTTATTGATAAAATATCTGTTGTATTTTGTGCAGCATTAATTACTGTTGAGCCAGTTAAAGCTCCAAATATACACCCATCAGTTCCATTTAATATTACCGTTCTAGTTGTTGTATTATTAAAAGTACCTCCCGAACTTGCTCCATAAATAGGATTTGGATTAGTATCCTCTGTCATTTCAAAACTTTCAATATATGCACCAGGAGCATATATTTGAGCTGTTACAAAAATTCGATAATATAAATAAGGAGTTGTAAAAGTTAATAATGGACTATAATAAGTTAATGCAGTATTTCCTGTAACAGTATGTAATGGGTCATAATTAATACCATCATTGCTTCCTTCATATCTCCAAGCCTGTGCATATAAAGAAGCAGTAAAAGTTAATGAATATCTTACATTTAATTTAGTTGAAGGATATTTAAATGATAGCCAATTATTAATAGTTCCAGTAAAATAATTTACCCCTGCTACTTGGTCAAATGCTGTATAAGCAATTGTTGAATTAAAAGATGCATTTGCTACATAACCACTAGGAGAAGTATTATTTAACATTTTAGGTACATTCATATAGTTTAACCTAACAGGAGGAGCATTATTTCTTAATGTATTAACATTTACATCAGCATTTAATTGGATACTAAATGCATTAGCATATACATCATCATCTGAAACTGGAATAGCACCATTGCTCCAAACAGTTGTGTCATTCCAATTTCCATTTTTAGTCGCAAATACAACAGCCATAACTATTCAGGTATTATGAAAGCTTGAGCTAACTCAAAACATTCTGTTAATGTTTTATTTATTTCATTTTTGGATTTTTCTTCAATCCTATTTCCTTCATTATCATAATAGTAACAATTCATTACAAGGGCATACATATCACCCTCCATATTACTACTTACAAATGTGTATTTATAATCTATCATAATTTCTATTATATATAAGTTGCTGTTACTCTATTATTCCATGAATCTGTTGCGTGCATTACTGCGCTTATTCCGCTGCTTGATAGTGTTAATCGTGTTAATGTCCATGTTGCTGAACTTTCGGAAGTTCCACTCAACGCATAACCTAAATAATCATAACTTGAAGTTGTTTCATGTCTACGAATATAAGTAGTAACTATGTTACCACTTCCAATTAATGAACTGCCGTTGATAGTGTTTAAAACCTTATTCTTCCAAAGCTGAGTGCTACTTTCATAAATCAAAGCGTCATTATTAGCTAAAGAACCATTAATTAAAACGTTGTGTAGCTCATTTAATTCATAACCATTATCAACTTTGACAAAGATAGTCCCTTGTGTTATATGCGCAGAAACCACATAGCCTATAATGATTAAGTGATTAGGCGCAATTGGTTTAATATTCGTTAAATTTCCCGCTGTTGTTGGGCTTAGATAAACAATATCCCCATCAATCCATGTTTCACTCTGTAAACTACCCGTTGTATTAATGCCCCTAACAAGACCGCTAGTAGTGATAAACCCCTCTTGATTGTTAGCTATTGTTTCTGTAACTAACCCAATTGTTTCAGCACTTAATAAATCATTTGTTGCTAAAGCTAAATCAACTTTCAATCGTTGCCCTTGTGCGCCCGTTACTCTTACAGCTTGATAGTTAGCCTCTAATAACGTAATGTTAGTGGCTGTCTTATTAACAGCTCTCACAACTTGTTCTTGCCCTATCTGTAAAGTAACATTACCGCCTTTTAATTTTAAATTTAATGTCCCATCGGTATCATTCCACACCATAGAACCTGCCGCTGTTGGAATATTGGTAGGCGTTGTATCAAATTCTAAATTTCCCGTTAATAAACCAAACTCGCCTAAATTAACATCTGAAATAGCACCCGTATAAGGCACTTTAGCATCTAAAGCAGTTTGTAAGTCCGTTTGATTACTCAAAGTACCAACTATCCCACCCCACACCGGATCCTGTCCACCAACTTGAACGTATACAGTACCGCCCCAACGAAATAATAGGTTATTATTTAAAGTAATATAAATCTTTCCACTCTCACCAGTTACAGGCAAGGATGCAAAGTTAGCCACTTCAATTACATCATCAACGTATGAAGGCAAGTAGCTTGAATCAATCTTTGTTGAACTATTTAACGGAGCGTAACCGTTGGCAGCTCCTTTATTAGCGGTATTCTCTTTAAGTGCTAAAGCATCAAACACCGCATCCTGGCTGGGAGCTGTACCCGTTACACCGTTAGTAATGGTTTGCGCAACTTGTGAAGGAATGTTAATATCTATTGCCATACTACGTTTATTGTTTCAGTCTTAAGCGTTGGAATTGTTGTTGTTGTTATATTTCCACCCACGTTAAAGTTAATTACTGTATCGGGTAAAGTCAATGTGCCTCCACTTGCTACATATACTAAATATGACAAATCGCTGTTTTGTACCAATGATGGCGAACATTCGGAAGGACCAGCCGGAGCGCCCACAATTGGCAAGGCGCAGAGATTAAATTGCTCTGATAAATTTAATGTAATGTCAATTTTATATCCCGCTACTTCGTCATTAAACCGCTCTGTAAAGTCCTCAAAACTTACCGAATCGCCAACTATAAACCAATCCTCATATAATGGAGCGCGTAACTGAGCCACTACATCAGTTCCGATCTGCAATTGATCACTCAACACCTCAAGTTCGTTGTGTTGATCTTTATGCACCAAATCCATGAATAACAAAGACAAGTTTAAGCTCATTTGCTTTCCTTGTATCTGACCTGGATTGATAACAGTAAACATCAAAGGATAGGTAACAGCACCATTGGCCACAAGGTCGTAAAGATCTCCTATCCCGTAGCTATTTATTTGTTGGTGAGCCGTTGCTATTCCCTCTAATAGCTCGTTTATTTGGTTTAATGTTCTTTTCATTATCGATTTTTTGAAGGAATATTTTTAGTTTGTTTTCGTTTTTAGTATATGCCATTAGTCTAAGCAGTTTGAATCATAATTACCCTGAAATCGATCTTTGAAAGGTAAATTTTTACTTATAGTACCTAAATACATTCCTGTTGAATACATTGTTTTTTTAGGAACAATAGTGTCAATCCCATTTCCAGGATTTAAATATAAAGGATATAATGTTGAATTTTCTAATAAATAGTTTGTGATTCGTTGTGAATACCACTGCGCATTATCTTTGAATCGTTCCTCTAACTTTAACAAGTCGTTTAAACTAGCTGCGCTTGCATTCTCACTTGATCTTGTAGCTACAGACTTATTCATGAACTTATATGTCAAAGGCATCGGAGCTTCTGCCATTATCCACCAAATCAAAGCCGGTTGGATGTAGTCATCAAGCAAAGTTTTATTAAGTACAGAAACAGTGGCAGCGCTTACTTGTGTTTTAACTTCGTTATAAAGTCCGGTGCCTAATATTGGAAGCATGTACTTTTCCTGTGATAACTTGATAACCGGTAAAAGTACCTTCATATCCACATTCTCGTTAATTATCGAGTTATCCTTTAAGGCTTGCTCGCTGATAAATATAACTGCCATAATCTATTTCTTTGGTCTTAATAAAACTTGTTGCCATATATGCCTACATGATGTGCTTGTTAATCCTGTTTTTGGGTTATGATACCAACCGCCCCTTGTTAACCAAACATCAGTCCCTAGATCGTTTGTTAATGCTTCAATCTCTTGTCTTGTGTATTGTTTTGGATTTTCCAACCTCTTTCTGCAAAAATCTCTAGTTGTAGGTATTATTTTTTCACCTTCAATACCTGGCTTTTTGTCGTAAACATATCTAACCAATATTTCCTCAACCGGTGAATCCAATTTCTTAATGCTTTCGCCTTTTTTAGTCAAATTCCTTTCGTTATCAACAGTAACAATCATACCATTATCAATAAGCTTTATTATAGCTTCATTAATAGTCTTTATATCAACTTTTAAGGCTTCAGCTATGTTCTTATTACTGATTAAATTATCTTCGCTTAAAAGGTCTATAATTGATTTATCTAATGTAGTAATTGTAATAGTTGCAAAGTTTGTAGGGATAGCCTCTGTATGAATTATTTCATAACCTTCCATAGATTCGCCATACTTTTCAAATATAGTATTTACTTCCTCTTCTGTTAGTTCTTTGCTAAATTTTTGCCCTTCATTTAAATCTATTCCCAATCTTTCAGCTACTTTTTTTCTTAAGATTTCTATTGGAATTACTGACTGAATAAATGCCTCTGAATAATCAACTCCTATAATCTCCAAAGGAATAATATTTAACTTTCCATCAATATTTAATAAGTTAGCAAAGTCATTAACAACACTTTCAATAGTCTGTTGTTTTGGCGTTACATAGGTATTTTGAAAGAACTCCGAAGCATCTCTTATTACATTCCTAGCAAACGCGCTTTCTCCATCTATTCCAAACAATTGACCGCTTGTTATTCTATGCCCGGTGAATATCTCTTGGGTAACTGTCTTGTTAAGTATCTCAAATGCTTTGTCAAAATCATTTGATCTTAATGGAATAACACTTGGCTCTTTATCTTTGCCCTCACTAAATACTAATACAATACCTCCAGCGTTATCAGTTCCTGTATGCTTGTTTTTAATCTGTTTTTCAATCTCTTTTTGCTCTTCCAAAGTTGGTTGGCCATTGTTAAAGGCCAGCAGAGTCCCGCCCACGAAGGAATTTTTTATATTGTTTAAGTGAAAGTTTGCAATTTCTTTTTCAATCTCAATATATTTCAAAGCTGCAACGTACCCAGGTAATGGATACACTCCTTGGTTCGGGCGGTATGCTTTGTAGTAAAAGATACCGGAAGTCTTTTTCTCAGGATCAAACTTTTCAATTTCTTTAAATCCTGTTTTATCAGCAGACTGATTGTAAGCTTTCCAATCGTTGGAAAAAAAGAATTTATCTTGTGTTTTGTTAGTTCTTATTTTGGAAAAGTCAACATGGTATAAATCAAAATCAGTTCTAAGATTATTCCAAATGGCTTGAATATAAAAGCCCCCGAATAACTCAAGATCTAAGCTAATTTTTTTAGTTAACTCATATAATGATTCGCTTGGATTTATTGACTGTGTAAATTCAATCAATTTGGCAGCGTTTAAAACACTTAAAGCCTTATTATTAACATTCCATCCTTTACCAGCAATTAAATCAGCTTTACCGTCAACTATTGCCCTATGTTTAGGCGCGTTGTCGTACATATCTAGTAATAAGTTCGGAAAGTTATTATCCGCTCCGTAGCTTACCCACTCTTTACCCTTGTTTTCCTTAAATTCCGGAATCTCAAAGGCATTTAATTTAACGTAAAGTATATTACTAGCCATTATATATTATATTTATCTTAGTTTGGTTATCGTAAGCCGTTGTGCTGCTTGCCGTTCCTATTACTTTCACTTTGCCCTCCTCTACTATCCCTGTTGCTAAAGTATAATTTAAATTTGTTGGTGAACTTTGCTCATAAATTTCATAGTGATAAAATCCGTTTAAAGGCAAATAAACCTCTGATTGTGTCAAAGTTGGATTTAGTTTCTCTGTAATTGTGAATCTATTATATCTATCAGGATGCAATGAAGTGTCTTGAGCAATAAATGTATAACTTACCTTTGATTCATCGTTAATGAACCTAAACAAAAACAAAGGATTGCTTAAGGTACATTTTTCTGTTAACGTCAACACAATAATGTTACTTTGATTCTTTATTAACTTTATCACGTTTAACTTTTTTAGTTTTAATTTCAACTTCAAATAAGAAATTATATCCATACTCTTTAAATAATGATATATTTTCCTCACTTATTAAAATGATTCTGTTAAGCTCCTGGCTAAACATATCTTTACCGATAAATTCTGCTTTTATTTTCATTTTTTCTTTGGTTGTGGCTCTTCTTCAAAAATAAAATTAAGATCCAAATTCTTAAGTAAGTCCAAATTCTCATAAGAAACAAAAATCATTTTATCCAATAGCTTTGAATAAACCTCTTTTGCTAAATATTCTGCTTTGATTTTCATAATAGTTTTTATTTATAAATATAAAATTATTCATTTTGTACCAAAAAAAATCCATAACACCGATTAGATGTTATGGATTCAAAATATTATTATTAATTATTAAACTGCTGGAGCTAATAAAGCAGAAATCAATCCGCTTGCAACCTCTTTAATAGGCTCGGCTTCTTTTGCTACTAGAGTAAGTTCGTAACCGTTACGATCACCCATTGCAGTACCGGAAGCATAACTACCAGCTGTAAGTTCAGCTCCGTTTGCCTCACCTAACAACCAATATTTACCATTTCTATCCTCTGCAATAACCATTAATCTATTTTGAGCTAACAATCTGATTTGATTTCTTGTTGCAGTTTCTCCCTTGTTAAATATAGCTGTTAAAGTAGTTTCATAAGCTAAACTACCATTCTCAACAGATGCCAATATTGCCTCTGAAAAGTTGGAAGTTTCTCTAACTTGCTCATAAGACCAAAACTGTTTTCCTATAGCTAAAGTAAATGCGGAGATTGCTCCCGTTGTTGTTGTTAATGTAGCTTTGTTTGCTAGTTCAGTGATTAAAAGTCTTTTAATACCTCCTACTGAATCTCTGCAATCTAAAGCCCTTCCTGCTGTTAATGCACAAGCCATAAAATATAAGTTTTAAAAAAGAGGGTATTTTACACCCTCTCTTAAGTTAGTATTAAGCAGTTAATTCGAAATTTGCAATTTGTGAAGGAAAGGCAACTTGAACACCAGCTTTGAAAGCACACATGAATCTTACTTCATCAGCTTCTTTTGCAAAGAATATTTCAAATTTTTCCTCTTCGTTCATTAAGTCAACACCCATAAACATGTTAGATTTACGGCCGGCAATAAGTCTTGAAGTTCCATTAAGTCCGTTAAGAGCTACTAATTTAATGTTAGTTCCTGGGATGAATAATTCAAAGTTAACAGCATCAACACCGTAGTGATAGAGATTTGCAGTTTTTAAAGCTACAGTAAACAATCTGAAAGTATCAGTTCCACAAGCAATAAATAGATCTTCTTTGTCTAAAACGTCAACCGGAATGGATTTGTAAACAGCATCAATGATAGCCTCAACATTTGAAACAGTTATTGCAGCAATCGGAGCAGCGAAGAAATCAGATGCAGCCTTAACAACTTTTGCAACTACTAAAGAAACAGATGCCGCAGCGTTAGCTGTTAAAGTGATTGCAGTATTTGAAGTTACAACAGATACAGTGTAAGTGTTAGCACCGATAACCAATTTATCACCAGCAGTAACTTGTGAAGTAAATAAGGTTGAAGTACCGGTAACAGTTGCAGAACCTGAAGTTGTAGCTACAGTACCAACGATTTTTTGAGCGTTAACGTTAGCAGCTGAATAAGAACCATCGATAACTTTCAAAAGTCCGTCAAACTTGTTAAGGTTAGCAGTTCCACTAGCCAAATCACCTTGCCATAAAGAAACCTCTAAAGCTTTTGCAATTTGAGCTGCTTTTTCTTCTGCGTAGATTTGTTCAAATGGGATTGAATCATACATTGAACCTGGAGCCAATTGAGTTTGTATATACTTAGCCTCTAAAGTTTTAGGACATAAAGCCTCTTGAACTTTGATAGCACCGGCTGTAATAACTCTTTGAGTTAATGCAGTTGTACCTGAAGCATTGAATCCACAACCATCAGCTTGAAAAACTGCGTCTGATTCTAAAATGTTAATAGCAGCTGAAGACTTAACGCCAGCTTGTAATGTTAATAAAGATGCAGTTTTAGCACTTAAAACCGCTTTTCTAATTAATGGGAATCTTTGTTCGTCCGTATAATTAGCTAAGGTACCTACTGAAAAAGCCATAATATTATTTGTTTTTAAATTTGTTTATTAAATTTTCTAATTCTTGTTCTCTTGTTACTGATTTTTTGAAAGGGTTGTTTGATCTAACTGTTACCGGATTGTCTGAAGGTACTTTTGCAAGTTTTTCAACAATAGAAAAAGTTTCTTTTACAATTTCCTTCATTGCTATGTTATCAGCAGATAAAGTTTCGTTTGTTGTGCTGAACTCTTCAAACTTACTTTTAAGATCAGCAACTTCATTTTTCAATGTTTCAAAATCTTCTTTGCTTACTGTTTCCACTGCTGCCATTGGTTGTTCAATTGGCATCTCTTCAGCTTCCGGAGCTTCCTCTTCTTTGGTTGCTACTTCGGTTATAATACCACTTTCAACAGTTATTTTTGTTCCGTCTTCAAGCTCGTGTTCACCATCTGGAGCGGGTAATTCATTACCGGCTTCATCAATAACCAATAGTGTCTCACCAACTTCTAATTTTTCATATCTCACTATAGTGCCATCCATTAATTTGGCATCAACAAACGTTTCTTTTGTCTCCGTTGTTGGCTCAGCGTTGAACTTGCTTACAAGTCCGCTTAATTTCTCTATTGCTTCGTTTAAGTTCATATTATCTCGCGTTTTTAATTAAAAATATATTTACTGTTAATAATGTACCATTTTACTCTATTGCCTTAATAATATCGATTATTTCATTTATAGCTTTTTGCTCCTTGTCAACATAAAACAAATGATCAAATGCGCCCTCAATACTGAATCCTTTAAACTCACCCTCTTTAATTCGCTTCCAAATGTCTTGATTCTCTACTTTGAACGAACCGAACCAGCTCCCGTCTGAAATTCCTTCAAATCCTTTTGGTGGGTTAATGCCCTTTTCTCTGTTGATTATGTAGCTTTCGATCATGTAAGCACCATTAACAACTTGTGAAGCATCGTGCATAAGGTTTACATTATGAATCATGCCGGTTTTAAAGAATTTATTTACTATCTTTTCTATTGTATCGGCAGTGAACACCGCGTAATATTCTCCTAAAATGGCATCTTGTCGGTAAATAGGTAAATCTGCAACCATGAGCGGACCAGAAACAATCTGTTTATCCTCGTTTGCTATGAACTTTTGCTGCTTGTTAAACGCAACCCAGTTGCGTTCTATTGCCGGAGTGTCCACAAGTGCCACAAAGTTCACCCCTGTGTCTTGGTCGTCTTCGTTAATTTCTAAATTGTATATTGGTAGTTTCATATTTTCGCTATTTCTTGAATTGAATTAATTCTTTTTTGTGTTGTTGTGATGTCGCTTTCTACTACTATGGCTTTTACTGTTGTTGTTTGGCTTCCTGTTAAATTGCTTACCCTACCTGGAGTTTGTGGAGCTTGTGTTTGTGTTGGTGCAGCAGCAGTAAGATCACCACCTGGAACATTACTTGAAGTTTTATCAAATTTTGTACTATCAAATTTTGATTGTGATATTTTAGCTATTTGAACACCAGCAAAAGCACCGGCTAAACCAGCTGCTATACCCTTTAATATAGGGCCGCCTTTTGTTTCTGCATAAGTTGATAAAACCGCCTTATACCCGTCATTAATTGCAACCGCTAATTGATATGCTTTATTAATTTTAAACGCTCTCTCCGCATTCGCTTTTGATTTGTTAGCAGTTAACTCCATTAACTGATTTATCAAGTTAGCTCCTTGCCATGCTAACATTATTTTAGTATCTTGAACCTCTTGATCGTAAGCTTTTTCTTTGTCTCTTCGAATCTGATCTTGTTTTGCCCTTTCTTCATATCTTAATGATAATGTTAATTGTTGAATAGCAAAATCCTCAGCTTCTTTTTTCTTAACATCCTCTGCTAATTTATCTTTATCTGCTTGTAGTTCTGCTTGCCATTCCTTTTCTTTTGCCCTCCTATCATCAGCTGCCTTTTTTAAATCGGCTTTCCTTTTTTCCTCTGCAGCTTTTTCTCTTTCTCTAGCTTTATCGGCTAACTCTTTTTCTTTTTCTAGATTAATTATTAAAGTTTCATTAACTGAATTTTGCCATGTATTATAAGCGTCTTGTTCATTTTTTAAAAACGTTAACCTATCTTCTGCACTTGCTTTTTGATTTGCCTTTATACTATCATTTGCCTTTTGCGTTTGTAAATAATAATTATAAAGGTTTTTAGTTTTTTCGGCTTGTGCTTCCTTTTCAATCTGTATAATATCAGCCTCAGTTTTGCCAGCTATTTGAGCTTTTAACTTTTGAACCTTGGTATTATTATCTATATCTTCATTTAATTTCTTAGTTAAGTCAGATTGTTTTTCTAATTTTTTATTTAAATCTTCGACCTTCTTTGCTGTGTCATCTGCTGAGTCTCCAAACAACCCCATAGCCTCAGCTGCTGCAATTAAAACAACTACTATTGCACCGATACCGGTAGCCGCTAAAGCTATTTTAAAAGCTCTTAAGCTCATTATACCGGCATTAGTAACAATTGTTGCAAGTGCCGTAGCTGCTGCCCTTCCCTTTTCTGCTATCGTTACCGCCGTTATTCTTAATGCCGATTCTTTTTCTAAAACAGAACGTATCTCTTCAACACTTGCCAAAGTAGCTTGTACCGCTTGAAGCTTAACCAAAGTTTTTTGTAAGTCTTCGGACTCAGAACCAACTAAAGCCATAACACCTTGAACCGCACCGAATCCAGCTACTATACCGCCACCCAATTGTAAAGAACCCTGCAAGGCTAAACCGTCCTGGCCTGTTGTTTTAATAGCACCTTTTAAATCAAGTAACCTATCTTTAAGCTCCCCGGCTTCGGCTAAAGCTTGCCTTCCTATTGGTGTCGTTTCACCAGCTTTTAAAGCTATATCCTGATACTCTTTTAATGCCCTTGATAAATCTTTGAAGCCGCCTCCGTCAGTTGCTTTCTTTATATCATTTAGCTGCTTTTCATAATCAATGGTAGCAGACGTTGCCCCCTCGGTGGCCTTGGTAACCTTGTTTATCTCGGTTACCGCTCCGGCAGTCTTGACGTTAAATTCTAAACTTACTACTTTGTCTGCCATTAGCTTGCTGGGTTACTTGTTGCTGTTATATTTCCTAAATCGTATGCAAATATTCTTAAAGGTGCCGGATGATCAGAACCGCTTACATAACTTGCCTGTTGTTTACTTGCCCTAATTATACATCCGGAAAAGTTAGCCGCTGCCATGAAGTAATAATGATAAGTCTGACCTGGCGTTAATCCCGTTAAAACAAATCGAGCGTAAAATGTACTCATCCCTGAAGTCGTTCCGGCAGAGTCATTATCGGCATTTATCCTAAAACACCCTTTATTTGGTGTTGTTGTTGAAGTTGAAGCATTGTGAAGCCCGATAAATAAAACAGTCGAACTGTTAAATATAATCATGTCAAATTCCATCTCAACAGATACATTCCCGTATTGAGGAGCAACAAAGGAAATCTTCGCGTACCTTGGAATAGTATCACTATTTAAATTGATAGCCGTTAAGCTGCCCGTACCTACTGTAAAGGATACCAAAGCAGCTGCAGCACTTGTCAGCTCTGTATAACCGATCAATGTGTTAGCAGCTTCAATGTATTGCGAAGGGATTACATCGCTTGCTTCAGCTTCGCTCAATTTAATGGCATTACCTCCGCCATCGTAAAGCATTTTTAAAGGAGTTATGTATGTCATATAATTAAACTTAAATTTGAAGTTGTGCCGTTAGCTTTCTGAAATGGCATCTTTTTATCTATCGTTAAAGGCAAAGGCTTATCAACACCAGCCGAATTTACAAAGGGAATAGTACCGGTAACAATACTGCCATTCATTGAATACATATCTGCGTATATGTGTTCAAAATCTGACTTGCTCAAATTATCCCGGTAACTCTTAGTCCTTGTGATATTATCTATATTCATTAGAATTGTCTTATTGCGCGAACGTAACGATTTAAATTTTTTCCAGCCATATCACCAGTCATAAAACCAAAATCTAAAACTCTCGCTTGATTATTTGGAAATGAATAATCTTGAGTGCTACTCCAATAAGTAACTAAATTTTGTAATTGATTTGATCCTCCAATAGTTGATAATGTTTTATTTATAGCAAATCTATTATTAGACATTAAAATTAATTCATCAATTGCCGGCAAATACCAATCAGTGAAACCACCATAACTATAATCGTCTGCATCTTTCCAGGCTCCGGAAGTTGCGCCGGTTTGTGCCTTCATTAAGTTAGTGTTTGCTTGTCCGTTCCATGTAGTTGTAATTCCTACACTTGCAGATGTTATATCACTCCATGGTGAACTTGTCGATTGATCAACAATACTAACAATTAACCCATGCTCGACATTTGAGGCATCTCTATAAGTATGGAATATAACCCCGCCACCAAATGACTGACCTACCCAATTATTTTGGAACGTAATCTCTTTAATATTTGCGCCTGTCCTAACATACATTCTTTGATCTACTGTATTTAGAAAAGCTTCACCACTATAAATGTCGGTATTAATCCAGCTCCCATCTGTATGGGTTGCACTTGCCGGGATTGTCGGGACTACTCCGGCAGTTGTTGATCTCTTTAATAAAATCCTTGCGTCTAATATATTCATTAATTTAACCCTCCTGTTAATATTATTATTGTACTTGTTGCTTCTAAACTTCTAACCTCATTTAAACCGCCTTCTATCATTGCTGGCGCTCCATTTAATGAGCTGCTTACTATGTTCTCTCCTCCTTCTACTATGTCAATGTTACGCCTCCTAGCGTTGCTGAATGTAGCTGTTACATTAGGAATGTAGCTCGAACCATATTTTAATTTTAAAAGCTCGACTCTACACAATTGTGTTTGCATTCGGTCGGCATCTATTATACGATTTAAAATATAATAGTTATTATCAATAAATATCTTTTTCGCAAAATTGATTTCAAACAAATCATTCGATGTTAACAATAATTCCATTTCTATTATCTTACTATCCACGTCTGTGATTTCGTCGATCATTTTAGAATAGTAAATGTTATAAAGGTTATTGTTCAAATAGTTTGATTTGTCAATGTCCCAGTATAACTCTTTCGGAGTCTGCCAGCATAAATCAAAGCTTACCAAATTAGGACTGTCGTTCATCCCGGAATAAGGATACTGCGTATAAGTAACACCGCTATTGTTTTGAATCAAGCCCCACAATTCAGTATCTACCAAACCGCTATAATATAAGATACGTATTACTGAGGCCGTCTGACCAATTGACTCGTTAATAATTCTCGGAATTGCCCTTGTATTATTCCAGTTTAAGTTATCCACTACTGTTGGACTTGCAGCAAATATAGGCTCGATCTTTTTTTGATTGGTTAAAAAGTCGTTAACTACACTTACCTTCCTGGTGCCGTAAGCCTCATTGTACTTATATTGATAGGCTTGATTGTCTGCGTCTTTATCTTCCTTATAAGTGAATATTAAATCTTTAAAATCTAATTCACCTAGTGGTGTGATTTTCCAGGGTACATCTCTATTTACTTTATTGCTCCAATTTAACGTACTTGTTTCAAGTGCATAAAAGTCATCCCTTGTTTCAATTAATAAGTTTTTAGCGTTCTGTTTATCCGGCTCTACATAAAGATTGAACATTTTAATTATGCTTCCTAAAAAATCCTTGCACAAAACCTTTTCAGGGATAAAGGCTTGAATCTTTAAGTTATCGCCCGGCAGGATAGCGTCTAATAAGTTTGAATTAAAAACGCATTCATCAGCTACGTAAGTAAATGAAAAATTCGGAACGTAACTACTTAAATTATTAGTTGTATTATCTAAATCATATTCTAAATCGTATTGATATTCAATTCTTATTGTATCACCTACATTTAAAGAAATATTACCGGTTTCAAATGGGAATGTAGTATGAACCTGGGGGACTGCGTTTTTTTCAAATATCTGATAAATTTTTTGTCTCTTAAACTCAACATTATTTTTATAAAGCACTCCTATGATTTCAATCACAAATAAATAATCATAGCTTCCGGAAGGTGGGTTAGTAACAACAGCGCCTGATATCTTTAAAGTATTATTAAAATTATAAGTCCCTTGCAGTTGTGCAGTATATGTATTATTACCCCATGAACCGGATTGATTGGTTAACTCTTTATAATAATAAACGTTAGCTACCTGAATAATCTTTCTATATTCATAAGTCCCTTTGTGCCAAAATGTTGGATCATCTGCAAAAGTTTGAATCAAGTTAAAATCAACTGTTAAACTTGGGGATATAACCGCCTGTGCTTTGTATTTGTTAATTTCGTTTTCTGTTCTTTTAACGCTGCCTTTATTATAAGGAATAATTAAACTCTTGAATCTTGTCGTGTTGAAAAAAGCAGATGAATAAGTATAGCCAGCTTGTTCAAACATTCTGTCAATATATTCTTTTACATATACCGCCGGAAAAAACTCTTTAACATCCCATTGGTTGCGGGTTTTTTCAAAGTGGTTTCCGTAATCAATCATAGGGTAAACATACCCCTCTCCCTTAGTTGCACCCCATGAGAAAACTATATTAGGTCTATTCCATATATGGTTTAAAGAATCTGTTTCGGTGAATAGCTCTACTATCTCTTTGTTGCCCAATGAGAAAAACAAATCAGTAGTTTCACCAAATGCCACGCAATTATAAATGATCTCGCCGTCTTCAAGATAGCTAATGTCGTTAAGCTTTAAAGAACCTTTAAAGATCTCAATTGAATCCTCTAAAATTAAACAACTAGCCTTTAATGACGGGTTAAAGTCATTAGTTAAATAGGTAACCTTATTCACCCTAAAGATGTGATTAAACAAGTGATTGTTTTGCTTAGTACCCGGAAGGCTTATAGTCTTTGTAAACGTCCCTTGCCTTTGATCAGGCTGCCTAATGTCAGCAATACTATAAGTAATAGGAAGGCTTATAGTATCATATAAGTCTAACTTACTGTATGTCGTATCGTTTACCCTTTTAATAAATATCTCAACCACGCTGTCTATGTTTTAAGAATGATTTTTCTATTGTCATTGTCAAATTAAATAATTGATCGTTAACAGTTCTTTTCTGCGTATAACTTGTATCGGTTATATTAACCGCCTGTAATTGCGTCCCAACTTCAGTATAAACATCTGGACTAGTTAACAATTGCTCAAGCCATCCAGCCTCTGTGTCTGTTATCCAATTACTATTTAAAACTTGTGTTGTTTTGATTTGTGTATCAAATATAGTGGCCGATCTGTCTTTAATGTCATATGTATAAGTTGACCCAACAAATCCGCCTAAATTTTGTCTATATTCTTTTCGTTCAATATTGCTTGTAAAAGTATTTAACAAATCAAAAGTAAATGAATCCCAACCGCCTAATCGATTTAAGAAATGCAAACGTACCGGAGTAAATTTAGAGCAAACCTCCGTAATATTATAACGATAAATTTTAGAGGCCGATAAATTCCCGTAACTTCTAATTTCGTAGTAAGCCGTAGTACTTGGAATAATTACCCCTTGATTCTGAGTTGTCGCATTTAAATTAGCATTTAATATTTGATTAAGGTTAACGGGACCAGCTGGTAAAGTGATAAACCTAGAGGCTGTGTTAGTAACGTTATAAAATGGATTTAAAATATAAGTCGATTTAATCAATGTACCGCTTGAGTTATAAGCAAACACCCCGATCTCATTAACTGCCCCGGCCTCTCCAACCATAACAGATATAAAACCTTTTTCAGTTAGTTTAATTTTATTAATTAGATTATCAGATAATAAATAACTTACATCAATTTGTGATGTCATCTGCCTAAATAAACTTACAGTATAATTAACATAAGTAGGGTAAGGGAAAACAGCATTCCAACAAAACACCGCTGTCGATGTAGCTAAAATAGAATCATCAGCAGCATGGCCGGTATACTCCTCCCGGCATTCAATAACTAATGATAGTATTGATTCACTACTATTGGTTACTGTGATCTGATCAAAGTTAATTGACTGCGAAATATAAGTTTCTGCAATCCGTTTTGCATTAAACAACCCGTAACCATTGTCAGGCCTTGCCGGTATTCTATGCCTTGATATAAACACCCCGTTGATCTTAACATCAAAGATGTAATTAAAATTCGGCTGCGTGTTGTTGCTTGAGCTAACCACATAATTAATGTCGTTATATACCGGAGTGTATTGCAGCGGTTGTTGTAAAATAGTAAATGCCATTATTCCTTTATTGAAATTATTACGTCTTGTTTAAATGCCTCTGCTATATCTTTTCTAAACTTATTGAATCGCTCCTCGTTTACTACATCGGAATAAAAGTTAGTGGCCTTTAATCCTTTTCGCCTTATGCCCTCTGCCATTAAGAAAGCAACTTTTTCAATCTCGCTTTCAATAGTTTCCTTCTCAACTGTTGAAGGTCTTTTTTTCATTATTTTACCAGTCTTTTTATTAATTAACGGATTGCCTTTTGAATCTCTTTTAGTTAAATCAACTGACGTCTTAATCATTAATGGTTTATCTTTTATCCACTGTTTTAATTTACTAACAGGAGGCAATTTATCTGAATATTTAAAAGGACTATTTGGCGCTTTTGCTGAGCTATCCGCACCCTTAACACCTTGATCTACATACTTATAGTAAGAATCAAGCATCAATTCAAATACTATTCCCGTCTTTAAAATATGTAACGGCTCAAAAGTAATAGATTGGCTTAAATTATCAGTGGCATTTATACCGCGATCTCTTAAATTAGATTGTAAATCCTTTAAAATATCACTTGCAAAATCAAATACTAACTCCCCAACCTTGTTAAAATCTATGTTTCCTTTTGGCATGTTCTAAAATTTCTTTTTCGTTTTCTGCTTTATCCTTAAAATATGCTATCATGTTTAAAAACCAAACTATATTTTGCCTCAATAACTCATCAAATTTCAATACATCACCTTTGGAAAGCATATCTAATATCCCAAACCATCCCCACTGCTCAGAGAATCCTGAAGATCCGCTATCAGTTGCTTCTGTTGCTGAATTGTATAGTCTAGTATATCCTTTGTCAAATCGTTTAAGAGATTCGAAAAAAAAAGCGTGAACCCGTATACATCGGCTATGTTTAACTTTTCCTGAAACACTCTCGCCCTTGCTGCGTGCTTAGTGCCTTCGTACTCTGAACCCTCCTCAACATAGATTACCGCCATTATATTAGCTAAGTTTTCAAAGATCAACTCACTTTCCTTACAAAATGTTTTAATGTCAATGTATTGGCCAGCTGTTAACTTAGTAACATCTAATGTACCTTTATATACCTGATTATTTATTTCAATTACATTCTTAATCTTGGTTTCTTTCGGTAACTCATTAATGAAAGAAACATAGTCAATCGCTTTCTTTAATGCATCAATAGGCATCTTCATTATTAAGCTAGGTTTTTCATTGCTTAATAGTGCGATAATGTCTATATAGCGTTCTATTGCGTCTGTGTCTTCCTGTTGCAATTTACTTTGCAGTGCTGCGAATTGTTTTAAATTCACCGCCTCCCAGGTTGTTGGTAATTTTATCTCCATTTAATTATAAATATATTATTTGTTATATTGTTTTATCTGATCAAATATACACCACTCGACACCATTTCTTTCTTAGCTCTTAAGCAAATACATAAACTCATTACCATGTCATCATGAAGGCCATTAGGCGCGCTATAATGTATCTGCCTTGTCTTAAGGTTATATTCGTATGTAAAGTAATTTAACTCATCTATAAGCTCGCTATTATCAGGGATTGATATTTCTTTATTCTCAAAGTTTACAATCAAATCTTCAACTATTGATTGCTTGCTTTTGGCAGTTGTTACGAATGGCTGAATTTGATTCTTATTGTAGTTAACCGCGTTCTTGATCTGTTCAAAGATAGCATCCTGTGCGCCATTGGTTTCGATTAATGTTTTAGGCTTGTAAACATTCAACACTTTAACAACATTATTAATTATCGAGGACCATTCCATATGTCGCCAACGTTCACAATAAAACACCTCGTTACGTTCGTTAATAATAGTTAATACTGTGTAGTCATCCGCTCGGCCTAAATCAACACCGGCATAACAATTTTGTGTTGAACTTGATAGCTTAACGCATTCTTTAACGTTCTTAAACACTGCCGAGCCGTCATCTAAAAACTCTGCTAAATATTCCTGTCTGAATACATGATCGGGTAAATTGCGCCTTGCATCTTCAAGCTCTGAAGGGTCTATCTTCGGGTTATCATAAGACGTACCCGCCATTGAATAGTAAGCTTCGTTTTCTTTTGATTGATTAAACAACTCAAAGAAATGATTTTTACCCTTAGGCGTTGAAATGATTAAAACTTTCTTACCCTTAACGAGTACAGTAGCTTTAAGTACTTCCGTCCAGGCTTCCTTCTTAATGAACGCGAACTCATCACAAATAAGATAGTCGAAAGTATTACCTCTTATATTATCGTAACGTTCTGCACTGAAAAACTGAATTGTGCTTCCATTAGCAAAAGTAATTATAAGATCAGATTTGTTTGATTCGCTAATATAAGGACTGTTTGCTATAGCCTTAAATATCTCACCGTAAACTTTCTTACATTGACTATAAACAGGACTAA